CACCATTTCCACCAGTTTTTTCACGATTAGCCAGATAGCTGGTCAAATCTTGGTTTTGACGTGGTGATAAAACACGTTCTCCTTCATCTAACAAATAAGTTGACTCGGATGGAACATAATCTAAACCACCATGCGCAATGCCTGCGATTGTTTGAGCCGCGATTAAACCTGCCTGAGCATACCCCATTGCTAACATTGCTTCAGAAGCTGCTATTTTTGCACCAAAGAAAGGTATAGTTGCGTCAGCAGCAACCTGAGAAGCTGCAACGTGAGCAGCCACAATAGTTGAAGCAATAGAGAAAGCTTGTTGCATAACAAACATAGCTTTGTAAGCAGCAGATTGTTCACCATTTGCATCTTTAACCGATTGGGTCAATTGAGACCAGGTGTTTTGTGCTTGGCCTAGTAAGTTACCCCAAAGATTAAGTTGTTCTTGATGTTGCGACTTAACTAAATCTTGCTCTTCTTTTGCATACTGCAAACCTAAAGCTTTCTTTGTTTCAAGATACTCATGATAAATATCATTTAATTGCTTATAGCGTTCTTGATCCGAAAGAGTCTGATCATCAAGGGTGGCTTTTTGACTTTGAGTAAGCAAATCACCTAATTGTGAATAACCCTCTTGATGCTGAGACTCAAGTTTCCACATTGCGAGCCGCTTTGGTGCTAAGGTACCTTCAGCAGTAGCGTTTGCTGCCATGCCTGCAATTTGACCTCTTGGGCCATTTAATGCTTCAAATGCTAATTCTCTTGAAACAATAATTTCTTGATTGGCCTTAACCTCCTCTTTTACACGGTTATCTTCATAACGCATCCACTCTTCAATGGCTTTGGCATATCGCTCATCTTCACGTTGTAAAAGTAAATCACGGGTTTTAGGATCATTCGCAAAATTTGTACGAACTTTTTGAACTTTTTCATTATGTTCATTTTCTAGCTTTTCCCAAGAATTATAATAACTCTCTCGAATAGCTTGTTGATCCTCTAATGATTTAGTGACAGCTTTGGTTTCATCTTGCAGATATTTTTCAAAATCTTTGGATGTAGAACCACCTGCCCCATTTAAGAATGCAATGCGGGCTTTATAATTAGACCAATACTCATTATTAACTGGTCCAATTTTTGTATTCTTTTGAACATTACCTTCACCTGCATGATATGCACGAATTGTTTTCTCTAAATCACCATTAAAAAGTTTCATTAAATATGAAAGATATTTAATGGCACCTTCAGCAGATTGTTGAACATTGTAACGGTCTTGAACACCATACTGCTTTGCAGTTCCAGGTACAAATGCTTTAGGATTTCCTCTTGATTCCTGCATCATTAAGGCTGACAGAGTCCCCAGTGGAAACCCCGCTTTTTGCTCAAGACTGGCAAAGTTATACTGTTTTGCCGCTGCCTGAACTGTTGCATTTACAGTAAGTAACTTCTGCTGTTTTTCATACTCTTTAGTTTGAGCTTTAACAGATTCAGTAATCTTGTCTTGGAGATTTTTAACCTCTTGCTGCAATGCAAATTGATGATCAGCAATTTTCTTTTGCTCAGTGGTCAAATTTTGTGAAAACGGAATTTTATTGTCTTCACGGAATTTGGTCATAAATGTTGCATAATCTAAAGCATTCTGATTACTACCACTTGCTTTAACAGTATTAATAAAATACTGATTTTTTAAATTTTCTTTTGCCGCTGTTGCCTGAAGTTCTTTAGTTTTCTGAAGCTCAATATTCTTTTGTCGAATAGCTTCAGCTTCACCATTATGAGCTTGTACTGCTTTTGGGGTAGTATCTACTAATGCATCACGAGCCGTTTTAGCATTGTTATATGCAACCTTACTTTGATCATAACTTACTGAAAGCTGATTAATTTTTAACTTCTGGTCATCTGTTAAAAAATTGAGCTTTTGGATTGATTTATTAAAATCATCAGATGATAACGCACCACTGCTATAAGCATTATAAAGCTTACGGACGGTATCGATTTTTTCGTCTGAGATTGGAATTGCTTCTACAAAAGCACTTAAGTTAGAGCCAGCAACAGTATAAGAAACTCTTAATTCATCAACTTGCTTTTTGAGTTCATGCAATGTTGTATTTTTCTGAGCAACACTTAATTTTTCATATTTATCTCTAAGTTCATCTACAGATTGTTTTTGAAGATCAAGGGACTCAACCGTACTTGATGAACTATCTTTTAGAAGTAAATATGAAGCGGCCACCCCAGCAACGGTTAAACCCAAACCTACTGGACCACCTAGGATGCCCAATAAACTTCGCCCAACCCCTATTGAAGCACTTTGAACTGCGTTTAATCTTGACTGAGCAACTGCCAATTCATTTGTTACAACTGACTCCAGCTTTTTAAGCTCAGCCATACGGGTAACAGTTGCCATTCGACCTTGTGATGAAATTTGAGCTTTTAAACGTTCAATTTCTAAAGCCTTTTCAGCAGCAATCAACGTTAAAGTACTTTGAGCTTTTGCGACATCAGCCAAAGCTGCTGCTTTTTCCATATTAGTCGCTGTAATTTGTACAGCAGTTTGTTCAATTAACTGCTTTGTTTTTGCATAACCAGCAACAACTGAATTGTAAATAGATGGAATATAAGTTCCTGCATAAAAAGCAGCCCCAACCATAAGAACATCTGTTGTTTTATCTAAGTTTTCTGCAAGAGAGCTTATACCATCTACTAAAACAGCCGAAGCACCAGAACTTTTTGATGCTTCACCAACAAACTTAATTAATTCATTGTTTAACTTAGTAAACGCTTGACCAACAGTTTTATCAGTTTTGTTGTATAACTGATCTACACTATCCCCAGCTTTAAGCAAAGATTTAACAATAACATCTCCGGTTAACTCACCCTGAAGCATCATTTGTCGAAGCTCGCCACGAGTTTTACCTAATCCCCGTGCCATAGCATCAAGTACACCAGAGGCATTATCGTTCATTGAGTTGAACTCTTCAGCCTGTAATTTATTACTTGCCAATGCTTGGCCGAACTGAGTTAATGCATCTTGAGCTGCTGAAGCGTTTGAACCACTCATTGCAGTTGCTTTGGCTACAGTTTCAGTTAAACGGGCAGTTTCTTTTTGATCAATATTTAAAGTTTTTGAATTTGCAGAAAATTTGGAATAAATATCTGCAACACCATCCCATGCAGCACCAGTTTTTTGAGCAATATTAAATGTAGATGCAGATGCTTCTGCAAGTTCTGTTTGCGACTGAGTTACTAATTTTAGACGGTTATTAAGCGAAATATATTCATCAGATTTTCCAATTATTTCATTTATCGAGACTCCAGCTACAACCGACTTAACAGAAGATGCTAAAAGGGTATAGCTTTTCGCCATCATAGAAATTTGACGGTCTTGGCGTTCCAGAGTTCTTGAAAAATCATCGACCTGAGCTTGAGTTCGTTTAACCTCACTTTTAACGCTATCATAGCCTTTGGTCATAGTATTGGCAGAGTTTTGTGCAATCTTCTCAGCCTTCGCCATACCCGTTTCAAATTTTGCAGTATTAGCCTCTAGCAAAATTTCAACACGTTTTAAAAGATCATCTGCCATTTTATTTTCCTATAGACATAAAAAAACCCTGCTAATGCAGGGTTCTTTTTTAGAGTTAACTAAATCTTTTCTTTACATGCTGGTGATACCAAGTTTCCACCGTCATCTTTTTGTAGCGTATATCCACCACCAACAGCATAATTTAATTTCATGCCCTGTGGCGATATTTGAATCAATTTCCAATATGTACCATCTTGTGAATATAATCGATCATTAGATAATTTAACTGACATTACTCTAGCAGTCCCAAGATGATCTTGACAGATTATTCCAGTACCGTCAGATTTTAGCTTTAATGTTGCAACTAATGTATTAAATTGACCAGTCCATAAACCGCTTATATTATTTGATGAAGTTGGTACGATAGAAAAATAATCATGTGTCGTAGCACAACTATATAATCCTATAGTACAGCTAAGTAGCAGAATTATTTTCTTCACAATCTAACCCCTTACTAATAAGAGGTCAGAATATAATCTGTTTTAATCAACCAAAGCAAATAACTAGCTAAATAATGCCATTCTTGCCTTAATATCATCCATCACATCTTCAACAGTTCGTTCTTGATGCGGTTGGAATAATAGAAAGTCCAATAATCCAAACCCATTATCAGGACAATTCACATCAAAAATTGTTTTCGCAATATTTGCCTGGAAGACGTTTTCACGCTGCATTCCAATAGGCTCTAAAATATTAAATGCCTGCCAATATTGATATTCATGATATGTCATGGTTCTTTCTAATTCGCCGACCGTCCGACCTAAACGTAGAGCTAATTGAAATCTAAATTTTAGATCGGGTCGGCTTTTTAGTTTTTTAACTGTTCTGGTTCTTTACCTGCTTCACGTTCAGCATTAATTTCAGCCATCGTTTTAATGCCATTGTGCTTATAAATTTTTTTAAGTAATTCATCAGCAATATGACCAGGTATTTTTTTAATCTGATCGTTAGTTAATTCTTTTAGAGAAAGTTCTCCAGTTTCAGGATCACAGACAGAACCCTTAATAATAATTGGGATGGAATCGTTTTCTGCTGTAACCCATGCATCACGATCTTCAAGACTTAAGCGCTTAAGTCCAATACGGCCAAGACCGTCCACTTCATCAACAATAAAATCTTTA